CCAATCGCATTTGCATCTCTTTCGATAGCAAACATCAGACCTTTGAACTTCTCAACCGACCAACGACCATTGGAGTCTGTGTCCAAGTCGAAGATACCGGCAGTCGTTGTATTGATCTGTGCGCCTGCAACAGCTGTGTTGTAAATCGAGCGAACAACCTCACGGTTGATTTCCGCCAGGATTTCTGTCGAAAGAATGTTAGCAAGTTCTGTCTCGGCGTCCAAACCGTGGATCGCTTTGAGGTCTTGCGCCAATTCCATCGAATACTCGGCTTTCAACGCACGGGAAACTGCCGTGACCGTTGACTTGTCGATGCTGAATGACATTTCAGCAAAAGCGTTTGTAGCACTGTCACCAAGTGCTTCAGCCTGAGCAGTTGTCATACCAGTTGCGAATGTGTAAGTGCCAGCAGAAGGGCTGTCGTTAAGAGCAGCAGGGTTGCTTTCACTTGCACCAATGTCGCCTGGGCCAGAAGTTGTACCAGCAGCGTTCTGGTTAGAGAAGTCACCAGAGAAACCGTTAGCGGCCGCACCAGTTGTCTCATCAACCAACGCTTCTTCACCGTCCATCGACAGGTGACGAGCACGCATGGCAAAGATAAGACCCGTAGGACCAGTCATCGGCTGAACACCGCAAACGTCATACGCAATCAGGTTTGGCATTGCACGGCGAACGAGAGAAATCAGAATTGGATCCCAATTTTGTACACCGGATACGTTAGAAGTAGGCACACTCTCCGAAAGGAAAGCCGCATCTTCTTTAAGAGCTTTCTCTTGGTTTTCGAGGATAACAGTGGTAACAGACCGCTTGTAGGCATCTTCAATCTGTGGAAGATCGGGATGTTCTAGGACTGGCGACCACTTTTCTTGTAGATGTTCTGCTTGAAACATTTGTTTCTCCTTTATTTTTATTACATCTATTTATTATAATATTAAACTTAGCGCCCGTTAATACGAGTCTCGACACGACCAATAGCAGACAAATATGCCTTCATTGTATCACTCGTATCAATGTCCTGTGCGGCGCTTCCGTAGTCATCTTCATTATGAATAACAGACTCTTCTAGAACTTCATTTTTTGGAAAATAACTTTCTTTTAGGGTGTCGAGTTTGGCACGGAAACCATCTTCATCCCCAAATTCAACATCTTCCACTAGAGAGGCAAACTTCTCAATCTCTGTGTCGGTCAGGTCAGAAGTAACTTCTGCAATGACCTGTTCCCGAACTAGTTCAGAATTCGCAGTTTTAATTTCAATATTCGACTCCATCATACCATTCAACTGCTCTTCTAGTTCAGCAATCTTTTCAGATTGTGCTTCCAGAACGTCATACTTTTCGTCTGGAACATCAATGTAATGATCTTCAAACAACTGTTTCAAACCAGAAATAAAGTCTTCAGCAATCTCACCTTTAAGTCCACGCTCAATTGCCAACTCGTTTTCTTTCATCCATTCCTCTACAACGTAATCGAGGTATTGATCTACTTTTTCTGCAAGTGACTGTTTGTACTCATCAACTTCTTCAGCAATTGCAATTTGTTGTTCTTCTACAATTCGTGTAACTTCTTCACGAGTCTTCGATTTAACAGCCGCTTCAAAAATTGTTGCGGCTTTCTCTTTAAATTCTTCTGAAAGGTCTTCGCCTTCCACCAAAGCTTCAACATCAGCAGTAATGTCGATGTTCTGAATGTGCATCTCTACAACTTCAGCAACTTCATCTTCATCAGTCTCCTCATGCATACCACTATTCATGGAACCATATGCAGCCATAAGGTCTTTCTTATTCATACCTTCCATTTTCTTGTGCATAGCAGCCATAAGGTCTTTTTTGCTCATATTATCTTCTTCTTCGACTTCTTCTTCATCATCTTCTTCATCTTCGTCATCTTCATCTTCGTCATCTTTATGAGCAGCTTCTTTGACCTTTTTAATCTTTTGCATTGGGTCAGGCTTGCCTTCACTCTTTTGTTGTGCATCACCAGAAACTTCTGATGCTTTATCAGCAGCAACATCAGTCGGTGAACTGGCCGCATCCGGCTCAACAACCGCTGCGCCGCCATCTTGAATTTCAGCGTTACCCACTGTCTTCAGTTTCTTTTTCCCCTCGGCAGGGACAGAACCTTTTTTCGGAGCATCAGCACCATTAGCTTCTTCAAGTTCCGCTAATACCTCCGCTTCAAGTTCCTCTATTGTTTGGTCTAATTCAGACATAGGAAGTCTCCTTTTGTTAAATAATATTTATAAATTATAATTTTTTGAGGAATTTAGCAAACTCCAATGCTTCCATATTCGCTTGCCTTTGACGCTTTTTAACATCAAATCTCTTTTTTACCTCTGCAACATGTGCCTCAATCAATGAGCCATTGTTCCAAACCCACTCTTTTCCTTCCATAACACCTTCTACAAAAGCGTTTGGGGCGGAAGGGTCTGCAACAATATCAGCAGCCGCCGCAAGGTAAAAATCATCTCTCACATACTTGGCACCATTCCTCTCGTCCAAGCTTCCCATGCCTCTAGATGAAACACCTAATTTTGTTCCCTCGTCCATCAAAGTTTTGACAATTTTACCCATAGGTGTTTCTAAAATACGAGCCTCACCAAGAACATCACTACCATCTGGTTTTAATGATGTAACTAGATGAGAGACTCTTTCAAGGTTGACTGTAGGACCGTCTGGATGACCTAACTCACCAAATGCCCTATTCTCGTCAACAAATTTCTTGTTATAGTTAGCAACTTCTTTCATTAACACATCTTTAGGATAGATACGACCATTACGGTTCTTAATATCACCCTGCATAAAGACGCCACGAATTTTGTAGTCTTTTTTACCGTTTTCTTTTTCTTCACAGATGTATTCCACATCTTGAATTGATTCTGAAATTAGTTTTATATTCATGCGCCTGGGTGTCCTTGTGCAACTTCTTCAACGTAAACAGCGCAATCACTACTAGCAGTCTCATTGATCACTGAAATACGGAATTCAGTTTCGGCTCTATCGTATAAAAGAAGTCCAGGCCCTGTCAAGTCTTCAGTTCCCTCTTCTAGTACTATTCCATTAGCACCTGTATCGGTTTCATTATTTTGTGCGACAGGAACGCCAGAAGCAAATCGTAGTGCCCGTTCTACATCAGGAGTCACTGTTGTTGTAGTCCCTGCTTTTAAGTAGAATGCATTTGAAGAGGTTGCTACAGGATAATCATCTGAAATAAGAAAGAGGGCATCTTGACCAGCAAACTCTGTTACTCTGTATGAAGAAGCTGGGGATAATTTGCCGAGAATGGCTTCATGTGCTGCGTCATCGGCTGTCTGTGCAGCGGTGACTGTTCCAGCAACTCTTAATGTTTTAAATGACATACCCTACTCCTATGTTGCTAACATTTCTTTTTCAAAGTATCTCATCAGTTCTTTTTCAGTAACACCAAACTTTTTAGACACTTCTCTTATAGTTTTCTCAAAAGTATTTAGGAAATCTGAAGGTTTAGAATCCATGATTTTGAAGATAGAATCGACAGCTTTCCGCATTTTAGGAGACAATTTCTTGTATTCCTTTGATGTTTTGTGCTCACTTCTCTCAAAAACTGTGGTTTGATAAACCTCATCAAGTTTCTTTAACATCATCAACCTTACTGTTGACAAAAGAATTTGCTAGTTCTTTTCTGTTTGACTCTAACGCACCGCCAACTTTGTCCATCATGGCATCTGAAAACTCAGATTCCGCTTTTAAATTATCACCAGATTCAATTGCATCTATAATTGATCTACTCATTTTCTACTCCTCTGATTCTCTTTCTGGGGGCACCTCTTGTGTATCGTTATCCTCTGGCTCAACAGGTTCGTCTGCTCCATCACCTCTTCTAATACCATCCTGTGAATCAGGAAGATTAATACCACCATCTTCTGGGTCCATCCCAGACTCTTTATTTATTTGTTTCTGCATTTCTTCAATTTCAATGTCAGTTAATCGTAGAACATTTCTTTGTACCCACTGTTTACTGAAGAACGTGCCAACATATGCTTCTATTTGATTCAAAGTATTAATTCTATCATTAAGAAGTTCTGCTTCTTTTAACTCTGAAAAATGACCATCAGCTAAGAAATCGTACTGAATGTGTTCTTGTATACTAGGCCAATCGTCAGGTGATATAACACCTTTCAACAGAAGTTGTGTCTTTAGAATGTCAGTGAATAATGGAACAAACTTCTTTCGTATTCTCTGTACAAACTTAGTAAACTTGAGTTCATCACGGGTAATTTCTGTGGAACGACCAAGAGTGAACTGTGATTCTGCTTCTAGTCTTGAGATAGGAACATTCAACGACCTAAACAGTTTTCTTTGGAAGTAAACGATATCATCAATCTCACCCAGATTTTGACCGCCAGGCAATGTTGTAATCTCTGTGCCTCTACCACCTTCTCGCCGTGGGAGCCAGAAATCTTCCAACATACTCATATGATTTCTATCGTCACGAATCTCACCAGTCGATGCGTCATACACCAACTTGTTACGATAACGATTCATCACATCTTTGAGATATTGTTCTGCTTTTACCTTTGGCAGATTACCAACGTCAATGTAAAATATTCTGCGCTCTGGTGCCCTTGATATACGATAGATTACCAGAGAGTCCTCAACCATTCTCAACTGGTTTACAGGTTTAATTGCTTTGTGGAGATAGGATAATACTCTACCACTATTGCCATCAATTACGCCAGACGGGACATAAGTGATAGCGTCTGGGTGAATTTGAACTCCTTGATTGGCTCCTGTCGAACCTAATCCTTTTTCATTGTAGAGAAAGAACTCATTGACTTTTTTAATTTTGTCAACACCAGTTTTTAAATCTTTTTCTTTTTCAACTTTTCTTACTTTTTTAATTTTAGTGGCATCAATATATCTAAGTTCAGTTATGCCTCTTCTTGGTGTTTTTTGGTCGATGATTTTGTGGAAATAAATCCGACCATCAACATACCACCTACGGAAAAGATCATGACCTTTTTCATCAAATTTAAGAAGACGTAAGACTTCATCAAATTCATCTGTAATTGTTTTTTTAATTTTACTTGAATATGGAATGTTGTCTAGAACGATTTGAACAGAGATATCTCTTTCGTTTGCAACAATGCCCTCATTTATGATATCTTCAATAGCAGTATCACACTCTGACTGTTGGGCAATATCTCTATAACGATGAATTAAATCTAGGTCAGTTCTTTCCTTCCCATCAGTATTCAGATAGGAACTAAAAAAACCACCACCAGCTATATCTACTGCACCATCATCAGAGGTAGGAGCGGTAAAAGATGTACCGCCCTCCTCTTTAGATTTGCTTATCTTGTATCCAAAAAGTTCTGCCATAATGACTCCTACTAATTGTTATATTTAGTAGGTTTAATATTAGAAGTTCACGGAGGAGGCTTCAAAGTGTTGGTATCTCCATGTACACTCAAATTGTTCAATTGCATCTGCCGTGTCAGCTGTTAGTTCAATCGCTGCGATAGATGTAGGCCATGCACTTCTGAAAATATATGTTTTCAAAACTGTATCATCTCTATCCAGTTGTTGTACTGTTAAGTCTGTTTGATAATCAGCAGCTGCTATAACAC